GCTCCTATATTTTGAAAAACTCCTTGGTCTAACATTGTAGTTCCGCACGATACTACTCCCATTATGAATCTCCTTTTATCTTAGATAAATTGATTTTAAATTTTTCTCCAGATATATTATTTATCATGAATATATTATCTTTTCCTTCTTGTAAAGTCCAGTTGCCTTTGGTTCCATCTACAATGTTTCCTTGGTTTTTAGCTTGGTTGGATAAATGTAAATCCCCTGTGTATAAATTTTGCCAGACAGCAGTTGTAGTTCCTAAATCATATGTATCATTTGCCCCAGGAATAATGTGTCCAGTAGCAGTAATAGCACCAGAAGATATATCACCTAAGTCTGCTGTGATATCTACAACATTAGTTCCATCTGAATATACAATTTTATATCCTTTATCTGTAGCAGCCCAGGTTGCTCCTGTTCCTGAACTTGTTTTAAAAGTTACAGTGTGTGCTCCTGATGTAGCATTTTCAACTAAATAAGTTTTTTCTATTCCATCTGGAATTACAACATTTTTATTTCCAGAAATAGTTCCAGTTAATCTTAAAACTTGATTTTTACCATTAGATAATGCACCATTTGAAAAAGTTAAAGTTGCTGCTGCAGTAATTCCAACCGAATCATAACCACCAATTGCTTGCTCTAGAATTAATAAATTAGTATTTGTAATTTGTCCCCAAGTTCCAGAGTTTTCACCTGTTGTTTGGACCGTTAGTTTTAAATTTGCTGATGTTGCATTTGCCATTTTTTAAACCCCTAAATATTTAATTATAATTATATTGTTACCATAAATCAAGCTACTTCTTTCCATCCTGGAGGATCTATAGGCGCTGTACCTGTGTTTACTTCTGTCCAAATCAGTGTTCCAAGAGTCCCTTGAGCCATTGTCATAGCAATTCCAGTTACTTCTGCAGTTGCGTCATCAGCTTCTGCTTGACCTTCCTGCATAGTCAATTCTTGACCAGTTGTACTTACGTCTACATCTGCTATTGCAGTAACACTAGCCAAAGCAACAGTCATTGCTTGACCAGTTAAATTAACATCTGCATCTCCAGTAACTGTTGGAGCATTTTCCTGCATAGTCAATTCTTGACCAGTAATTGAAATGTCTGCATTAGCAGTTACATCAACACTACCTTCAGCTAGAGATAATAATTCGCCGGTTGGACTTGCTATAGTATTAGCGTCTAAAGTTGCCGTTCCTAATGTAGAAGTTATTGTTTGACCAGTTAAAGAAATATTTGCTGTTCCAGTATTTGTTACAGAACCTAGATTAGAAGATAAAGATTGACCTGTAACAAGTGCTTCAACACCTGCAAAAATACTAACTTGACCTTGTGTAGCGGTCATTGCTTGACCGGTTAAAGAAACAACTACATCAATAACAACACCAGGAGATGTTTCTGCAATAGTAAGCTCTTGACCGGTTACTGCAACATTAACACTTGTTGAACCTGTAGCTGCAAAAGGACTTTCTGCAAAAGCTGTTATACCGAAGGCCATGAGCTACTAAACCTCTTCTAATTTGAACTTATATTTTTTACCTGATTTGTTATTGAATAAATAAAGATCTTCAGCACCCTCTTGAATAGTCCAACTACCTTTGGTACCATCAATAGCATTACCTTCAGATTTTGATTCGTTAGATAAATGTAAATCTCCAGTGTATAAGTTTCTCCAAACATTGTCTGATGCACCTAAGTCGTGACTATCATTAGCTCCTGGTACAACATCTCCAGTTACTGTTAATGTAGATCCATCAAAAGTCATGTTAGCTTCACCATTCATTGCATCAGCACCTGTAGCTGTTACAACTCTATTGTTTGAACCATTAGTCATAAAGTCAGATACGTCTACAGAAACTGCATCTGCTGCAACATCAATACCTGTACCTGCTCCAACATTTAAAGTAGCAGCTCCACTAGTAGCTCCACCTGTCAAACCAGACCCTGCTACAACTGAAGTTATGTCCCCAGTAGTTGGTGTTTCAAAAGTAACTGCACCTGAACCATCTGTAGTTAAAACTTTTCCTGCCGATCCATCTGCAGTAGGTAATGTGTAAGCTGAAAGAGTAAAATTAGATCCATCACCTTGAATAATTTTTCCACTTGTTGTTGCTAATCCAGCAACATCTTGTAGTTGAGCATCTAATCTTGCGTTAGCAACTGTGCCTGAAAGTTGGGAGGCATTTATTGTTTTATTAGTTAGTGTGTCAGTAGAACTAGCTGTAATAGCTCCAGTATCAGATAAAACTTCAGCAGTACTTCTACTTTCTAAACCATTAGCAGTGAAACGAGCATACTCATCATCAGCAACTGAAGAGCTGTCTATTTTTACTGCATTAGTATTAGATATACCAAAAGTTAACGAAGCCTGACCACCTATATCCGAAAGAACTTCACTTGAAGAACGTCCTTCAATCGCTGTACCATCTACTCGTAAGAAATCATTGTCTGCTACACCAGAAGTAAATTTAGGTACATTTGTATTTGATATACCTGTATCTAATACAGCAGCTGTTCCTAATCCTAATGATGTTCTAGCTGTAGCTCCATTTTCTGCAACAAAATTTGAACCATCTCCAACAATAATATTACCATCGGTAACGGCTAAACCTGCAACGTCTTGAAGTTGAGCATCTAATCTTGCGTTTGCAACAGTGCCGCTTGCTAATGCTGTTGCGTTTAATGCTGTTAAGTTAGATCCATTATTTGCAACAATGTTTCCGCTTGAATCTAGTATGACTGCTTTGGATGCAGGAAGGGTACAAAATACATCTTTAGTTCCCGCAGAAAAGTTTACTGCAGAGTCACTATTTGATGATGAGATAACTGTAGTTCTTGCGAGAGTATCTGGTGTTGCATCAGTTACTGTACCTAGGCCTACTTCAAACTCACCATTCTCATTTACTATTGAGTAGTAAGTTGTGTTACTATTTCCAATACCTGCAACAAATGTTTCAAAACCTGCTACTGCACCCGCTAAATTTAGTGTGCCTGTACCAGTAGTAGTCGAGGTTTCTTTAACCCTGTCATTTACGACCAATGCCATTTAAACTCCTATTAGCCAGAGATTCTTAATATAGCTGCTGATGTACTTGCTGCTGGAAATTTTACTGTAAAAGTTCCTGATGTAGCTGTTTTATCTCCTCCAAAATCTAAAACTGCAACTGCTGCATTAGTAACTGCAGAAGATGTGTTGTAGATTAATGCACCTCTAGCTGTCAACGTTACACCTGTGAAAGATAAATCTGCGAAGTCAACGAATGCAACACCTTTACCTGAACCGGTTCCAATGTTTGTACTTTGACCTGTTAATGGATCTCCACCTGCTGCATAAGTACCAGTGTTACTAACTTCGTTAGTTGCACTGTAAGCAGTAGTTGTTGAGTTTAGAGTTGCTGAAGAAGTATAAAGAGCTAATTTAAAAACATCACCACCAGATGATTTAAAATTTGCATCACCTTCCAGTAATTGTTTTTTGAAAGCATTTGCAATTGCTTGTGTTATAGCCATAATTTATCTCCTTATTTATTTCCCAAACGAGGAACACCTGATTGATATTCATCTCGTCTTCGTCTTCCCATTTGTTCTAAAGAGAAGCCTTCCAGCACTTGTTTATACTTTCCTTCGTATAATTGCAAGAGATCATTTGGCCCCTTTAAAAAAGAAAATGCTTCAACTAAGCATGCATACAATAGTCCGTTGGGAAAATACTTACTGATGTATGTTTGAGTATTTGTACTGGATAATCCAGCATCTTTCAAGATATAGTTCAATTGAATTTCAAAAGTTGCATTTGGTGTAGGTGCTAAAACAATAGTATTATTATCCCACATACCATAATATTTTGGAACTCCTGTAGTTTCTTTTGGGTTAAACTCAGACATAAAACTAGGGTCTCTATATTCTAAAAAATCTCTATTATCAGCTGAAGAAGTTCCATCAGAATCTACTATTTGTGCAGATCTAATAACTAATAAATCAGCAGGCATATCGATAAATCTATCATTAGTAACTAAATTGGTTGTTGCGTATCTTCTGTTGTTATCAGAATCTACATCTCTATATATTCTAAACTCTGCATCATTAATAAATCCATTTACAATAGTGCTAGTTAATACAGTGCTATCTACTTCTGTGTAGTCTCTAATTTTTTGTACTAATTCTGAATATGTCATTATGGTGATAGTGTAACCGGACCAGCCGATATACTTCCTCCTCCTATTTTTTCAGTTGCAGTTGCTGTGCCTGAAGCTGTAAATGTATAGTTATTAACATCTGTAACTGTAATTGTAAATCCTGTAGAAACATTAATGTCTGCAGAAGTTATACCTGCACCAGGTTCACCGTCTCTAAATCTAACAACATCTCCTGTAGATCTTCCATGGTTGTCTTCAAATACAGATATGGTTTGAGATCCATTTGTAGTGGACAAAGGATTTAAAGTTAATATTCTTGCAACAGCAGGCTCAACTCTTGCAGGTCTTGCATTTAATAAACCCTGAGGGTCTGCACTGTGTGGTTTTGGTTGTAACTGTGGATGTTTAGCTTCAAACTCTGATATGTGAACTCTTGCACCATTCCATTCTATTACCATTTCAGAATATGGAAATGCTAATCCTGATCTATCAGAAATAAACTGTGCATATTTACCTGAAGAAAGATTTGACATTAAGACTCCGGATAATAAACTTTAGGACTAATATAAGTACTTGATGAGGAGCCGTCCTCTTGTAAAGCTCTTTGTAATTCATCTTCATACAACATCTTTAGCATTTGAACTCTATCAGGTGCATTTTTAATCGCAAGATAGTAAGATAAACCTGCAGTCATACAAGGTACAAATCTATAAGGAACATCAGTTGCATTAGTATAATCACCTACATCTTGTATTCTTTTTACATAATAGTAGTTTAAAAACTTACCTGCTTCACTAGATCCAGGTGTTAAAAATAAAGTAATTGTAACTTTATCTATAAATCTTTGAACAAAATATTGTGATGGTGTTCCGGTAGATGTTTTATTTGATAGTGCTTGATACTGTGATCTGTTTACTTTTGTAAGGGGTGTATCTACATTAGAGTTTCTGTAAGACGCTTCTAATATATCGTCAACACCATAAACAGCTGTAGCACTTGAAGTGCCATCTGATGTTGATCTAAACATTGTATAAGTTGCTTGATCTGCAACTAATGTAATATTATTGTTTGCAACTTCCCAATAGTGTAGGCCTCTATTAGACCATTCTTGAAATAAAATATTAAGAGATCTTCTTGCAGATTTTAATTGGTAACCAGAAAGATTCTGCATACCAATTCTTTCATAGGCTTCTGTAATTACTTCATCAACAGAAAACGTCTTATCAAAAGTTGTAGTTCCGGAAGTAGTGTTAGCCATTTACTCTCCTATTTATCTAAGATGACAGTTACAGTTGAATTTGAAATTGCTGAAATAGTCATTCCACCT